CGTCGTGACAAGTGGAATGACAGCGCCAACCGCGACCCGTGGGGCGCGTGATGATCGCAGAGGGAACATGGAGGGGAGTTGTCGTGGGCATCGCTGATGTTAGGCGCGCGTTCGTGGAGGGCATGGGGAACAGTGGCGCATCATGCACGACTGCAACAATGAATTATGAGCCGGATGATGATGGCCGCCGCACCAATCAGCGGCTCAACTTCACGGTCCAGAATGCCGGCGCTGCCGAGACGGTGACTAGCGTGGTCCCGGCCGGCGGTGATCTGGTCAAGGCCGCGCGCGTGCTGGGTGAAACGTACAAGATCGAACACCAATAACGGGAGCCGGCATGGAACCGAACGAGTCGCGCGATCAGGATTTGGGGCAGTCGTCCGAGCCGAGCAAGCTCGCCGACGATTCCCTCTATATGGCCATGCGCTCATGGTTTCTGGCTGACAGCCAGCATTCCGAGAAGTGGCGGGATCAGGCCCGTAAGGACTTCGACTTCTATGCCTGTGACCAGTGGGATCAGGAAACAAAAAAGAAGCTTGAAGGCGAGGATCGCATCCCGATCACGTTCAATCAGACGCTCCCCATTATCAAGGCCGTCGCAGGCATCGAAATTAACACGCGCCATCAGACGGTATTCCTGCCGCGCGGCTCCGAGGAAGGCGACATCATCGCCAATGAGGGCCTGACGGCCGCATCGAATTGGATGGCTGACGGCTGCAACGCCAAGCACGAGGAAAGCGCCGCGTTTCAGAACGCGCTCAAGTGCGGCATGGGTTGGACCGAGGATCGGCTTGATTACGAGGAAGACCCTGACGGCAAGTATATCGAGGAGAACCTGAACCCACTCGAAATGTGGTGGGATCACACCGCTCGCAGCATCAATATCAGCGATAGCCGCCGCCGCTGGCGCGCGCGCAAGATGACGCTATCCGATGCGCGGGATAAATTCCCCGACAACACCGACCAGGAATTGCATTGCTCCTGGGCCATGGGGCTCGATACGGGCAAGAAGTTGCAGCCCATCGAGGACCGCCGCCTAAAGCAGGAATCCAACAGCGAGAAAGACGAAGCGGGGCTTGTTACCATCCTGCAAGTCCAGTGGTGGGAGCGCGAGAAGTATCACCGCGTCGCCGATCCGTTCTCTGGCGAGGTCGTCAACCTCGATGACAAAGGCCTCAAGGCTCTGCGCAAGCGCGCCAAAGAGGTCGGCAAGGAGACCGGCCAGGATATGCCGGTTGAGCACGTCGAGCAAACGCGTAAGGTCTATAAGCAAGCCTTCATCGGCTCGAAGATACTCAAGAAAGGCGCTTGCCCGCGCAAGGACGGCTTCACGCTCAACTGCATCACGGGCGAAATCCATCACACCAAGGGGACATTCTTTGGACTGATTACGCTGCTGCGCGACCCGCAGATGATGGCCAACAAGTGGCTGTCTCAGGCCACGCACATCATCAACACGACCGCCAAGGGCGGCATCATGGCGGAGGAGGACGCCTTCGTTGATATCCGCGAGGCTCAATCGAATTGGGCGCGGCCCGATGCCATAACGCTGATGAAAAAGGGCGCGATCGCCGGGGGCAAGGTGATGCAGAAGCCGGGCGTCGGCTTGGCGTCCACCTACTTCCAACTGATCCAGTTTGCCGTGGAGGCGATCCCGCGCGTCACCGGCATCAACATGGAAATCATGGGGCTGCGCGACGTTAATCAGCCGGGCATCCTGGAAGCTCAGCGCAAGCAAGCCGCCATGACGATCCTCGCCACGCTGTTCGACGCGCTCACACTGTTCCGCACCGAGATTGGCAAAACGCGGCTGTTCTATATCCAGAATTACCTCGCCGATGGCCGACTCATCCGCATCATGGGTGAGAACGGTTACAAGGCCGTCAAACTGATGAAGGATCGCGTCGTCGGTGAATACGATGTGATCGTTGACGAGGCCCCGACCAGCCCCAACCAGAAAGAGCAGACATGGGCCGCGCTCAAGGACGTTCTGCCAGCTTTCCAGGGTATGATTACCCCGGCGCTGGCCGTGAAGCTGCTCAAGTACGTTCCGGGACTGCCTAAGGAATTGATCGACGACTTCCAGGCCGCAATGGAAGCGCCGAACCCGGACGCCGAGAAGGCCAAGCAACTCGAATTTGCTGGCGGCGGTGCCAAGATCGAGCGCGATCAAGCGGCGGCCGAAAAAGATCGCGCCATGGCTCAGAAGATACAGGCCGAGGCCGGTATCTCCATGGCCGAACAAGTCGGCGCGCATATCAAGAACGCCGCACACCAAGCCAACGCGGTCGGGGCGATCGCCAAGGCCACCAATCAAGTCATGCCAGAAGCCCCCAACGACCAATTCGCGGTATCGCCCATGGATCAGGGAATGCCGCAGACACCCATGCCACCGCTGCCCCCTATGGGGCCGCCCGGTGGTGGTCAAGGTCCGCAAGGGGGTAATCTATGATCGGCGACGACGAACTGACAGCGGCCGAACTGGCCTATTTCAATTCAGGCGGCAAGGACACGTCCGGGCTCGACCTAACGCCTCCTGAGGGCGAGGAAGGGACAGCGGGCACACCGTCTGCCGAGGCGCCCGCGCCCGCGCCCGCCCCTGAGCCTGAGGCCGTCACGGAGTCCAGCTCATCGGACGACGACGACGATGATGATGTCACAGTTATCGTCGGCAAGGACGGCAAGGAACGGCTCAAGGGCAAGGACGGCAAATTCGTCTCACACCAAGCCCTGCATAAGGAGCGCGAGAAGCGCAAGGCCGTGTCTGCCGAGCGTGATGATCTGCGCGTCAAGCTGGCGCGCGGCGAGGAACGGCTTGCCATCCTCAACGAGGCGTTCAACGGACAGGCCGCGCCGACCGCCAGGGCCGCCGCACAAGATCCGCTGACCGAGGAGCCTATTGACCCGACTGCGGACTTCATGGGCGCCATGTCCCAGGTGCAGCGCCAGCAAAAGGCCTTGCAGGATCGCGTCAGTCAGTCACAACAGACGCAATCACAGCGGGACACCTTCGCAACCGTCAAGCAGGTCTATCACAACGACGCGCGCGCCTTCATGGGTAAGGAGCCCAACTTCGAACCGGCATATGTGCATCTGGTGAGCGGCCGGCGCAAAGAGCTTGAGGCCATGGGCGTCTCCAATCCCGCCGAGCGCGACCGGATGATCGCCCAGGAGGAAAGCCAACTCGTCACCCAGGCGCTTCAGAATAAGATGTCGCCTGCTCAGACCATCTATCAGGTGGCCCTAGCGCGCGGATTCGTTCCAGGCCCCAAGCCCGCAACCAACGGTGCCAACGGAGCCGCTACGGGGCAACGCACGGCGGCTCAAGACAAGATCGCTCAGGTGCGCGCCGGCCAAGCGGCGGCCGATACGCTATCCGGTGCCGGCGGTGCCGGTAGCGAGGGCTTGACTTTCGACAGGCTGGCCTCTATGGGTGATGACGAATTCGCTTCTGCCGTTGACGGTATGTCGAAAGCGCAGATCGAGCGGATACTAGGCCGGGCCTGAGCGAGCACCCCTCCATCGCTGCCCGGCGAATACCCCAAACCCCCAGACTGCCGTGTTGCGTGCGTCGTCCGCTCTACGCATGAGCCGACCAAGGCGCGTCAAGCCTTTTCGGGAGCCTCACCGTAAACGAGGCACGGCACACGAGTCCGCCGCACGTCCCCCAGGGCCGTTCCGCTGAGCGCAGCGATACCGCGCAATCCATCGGAACCGGCAAACGGGGGATACCCTGCCATGTCATACGCAAGCTTTGGTGTAAACGACACCAACGCGGTCAAGCTCTGGGCTAAGATGCTGGCCAAGGCTGAGCGCGATAGCCTCGACATCGCGCCACTCATGGGCGATGACGACAACGCCATCATCCACACCAAGGAAGAAACCGAAAAGGGAAGTGGCGACAAGGTCACGTTCTCTCTTCGCGCTCGTCCTACTGGTGACGGCTTCACTGAGGGAGACACCGCCGAGGGCAACAGCGAGGCGCTGTCTTTCTATGCTGACTCGATCTTCATTAACGAGCTGGGCCACAACATGGGCGCACGCTCGGAGAACACGATCGACCAGCAGCGCGTCCCCTTCAACCTGCGCCAGCAGTGCAAGAACGCACTGACGGACTGGTGGAAGGATCGCAAGTCGATCTCCTTCTTCAACCACGTCTGCGGTTACACGCCTCAGACTGATACCAAGTACAGCGGCCTCAACGCGGTCTCGGCTCCGGTCGGCACCACGCGCCAGGTTTGGCCGTCCACTCACGCGACCGATCAGGCCGTGACGAGTGCCGACCCGTTCGTTCTGTCGCTCATCGACAGGGGCGTCGAGGCGGCCCGTACCGGTTCCACGATGGTCCGTCCGGTGATGGTCGGTGGCCAGCCCAAATATGTTGTTTACCTCCACGAGGGTCAGGTCACGTCGTTGCGCACCACGACCTCGACGGGCGGTTGGCAGGACATCACGAAGTACGCTTACAGCGGCGTCGATGTTTCCAAAAATCCGCTCTATAGCGGTTCGCTCGGCGAGTACAACTCCTGCATCCTGCG